TGAGCAGATAAACCATCCCTTGAATCAGGAACATAATTAAGAAAGCAACTGATAGGTAAGCCCCGGCTGGTTCCCCCGTTAGAAAGTATAGGAGTACTGAAACCAAACCAACTATTACTAGAGTATTCGTAAAGCCTCTGTGCAAGATTGAAATCAGTATGTCCCTGATAAGTAGCACCAAAAATACTACTACGCGCAAAAGCTTGTTGAGCATGTGTTTCTCCTTCCCATAAATATCTATCTTTTAAAGTTTCTTTAGTAAAAGTATTCAACACTTCTTCTTTATCATAATCAATATGAATACCTAAATACGGTTGTATTCCTACATCATCTATTATCATCTTTATTCCTTTCACGTTTTACATTTTTGTTAATTCTCCGCTGTTCTTTAGCCTTGGATTTATTTTTTTTCTTTAAATATTTTTCAATCCTTTCAGCCTTTCTATCCCACATTGTTCTATTCCTCCGGCTTCATCAAACTGTCTATTAGTTTATCGAGATACCACCTTGCTTTTCTTAAATCTTTAATTTTATCTTTATATCTAAATCTCCATACATATTTTAATACATTAGCACGGACATAACCCTCAAACTCTTCCTTGGTTGAGGCAGCTTCAATAGCATCAATACATTCTACACTACCATTATTATAATGGAATGGACTATCAACATCATCTCCATATGTTTTATCTTCTCTTAATTTTTTAGTAACTTTATCCCACTCCTCCGGTGTTGCGTCATTTATACTCATGTTATCTCCTAATCACTTTCAATTGTTAAAGTATTATCTTTTCTATACTTCATATCTACCCAGCCATCAGGTAAAGAGTCTTCACTATACCACGTAAATCCATTTGCTGATGCCCATTCACCGTGACTTCTTTTAGTTCCGTCTTTTCTTCTCTTAGCTTGCGGCATAGGAGAAGAAGGGTTAGCAAATAAAAATACTAATTCTGTATTCTCAGGAAGTACTTTCTTTATCCAAATATATTTACTATATTCTGCAAAGTCCCAGAATCTTCCTTTAGCTTCTAGAAGAATTAGTTTTTCATTCACGGTTTTTATAAAATCAGGCTCATATACATGCTCAATTATATAAGCTACTTCTTCTGTGTGATGGTTCCAGGATTTTAAAAGTCCATTATGTAAATCATATTCCCAATTAGAATCATACTTTTTAGGAACATTCTTTTCTACTGGTCTTTTAACTCTAGGTTTTCGAGTTCCTTTTCTAATGTTTTTCTGCAATGTGTTCTAGCCTCACTAAAGTTATATCCATATTAGTTCTCCTTATTAAAGATTTGATTTTCTTTTCAGTCCACTTCAAAGAGTAGGCACTCAATTGAAGTTGATTGTTAGCAAAGAAATGTGTTTGGGAAGATAAATATTTTTCTATATTATCTGGAGTTACTTCTTTAGTTTGTTCTTCAGGCAAGAGAGTTTTAAACCACTCAACTAAAACAACTCTGGCCTGTTTCCTTATTTTTTTACATAGCTTGGAGTTCATTTGTTACCTCTGGTACTCTAGGCTCTATAACTACTTTTGTCAAGTAAGCATTTCCTTTAGCATATTCAAAAGTTCTCAATCCTTTACCGCCATTAGAATCTTTAAAGCATTTAAATTTATAAGGACACCAGCCACAATTCTTATGTAATTTTTCATTACCTTTCTGCCCGTCCGGTATTGGATTGTAACAGTATTCTTTAGGGGGAGATTTCTTTTTCAAACATTTCTTTATTGTTTTAATCTTACTAATAATATTAGGCTTGTCTAAATCTTCTGGTTGATAAAGACAAAGTTCTCCACTCTCTTTATTAATAACTAAGAACCCTCCATTCTCTGTACCTTCAGACTCTTCATACCCGGCGAGTTGTCCTAGATAACCAAAGGGATCGTCTTCACGCAGAGTACCATTCTTAAATTTATAAAAAGCAAAGCCTGATGCAGTTTTTATATCAACAACTTCATCATCAATTATACAATCAAGATGTCCTGATACACTGTCTACTACTACTTCTTTTTGTTCAGAAGTAACATCATGTCCCGAAAGTTCTACTAACAATAAAACTAATTCCTCCAAGAGATGACCATACAGAAATTTAATTTGTGTTGAAGGTTTAATTTTATTTTGCTCTTTAGTATATTTATATTTAGAATCATACCAAAGTTTTCTAGGATGAAGACCTACATTAGACATCCTTATAGAAAATTCAGTATCTCTCTTAGCCGGGTTAGCCCATGAAGACATAACTTTCTTTATGTTTTCTCCAAAGTCTTCTATGTCTTCTTCGGACAAAGCAATTCCTTTACCATCAGATAAAGGTTCTAATGCTTTGTATATATCTTCAACTAGATTTATCATCTTTATGCTCCATTAATTCTAACTTGTGCTGTATTTTTTTTGTATATTTATGATCCACTAAATATACTTGTCTATTATCTGCATTATAATTTAATAGTCGTACTCCTTTTTCTTTTTGGATAGCTGTTCTTCCTAGACCTGCACCCGGTTTACGTTTTTCACCTGTCGTAAAGTTATGATTTCTTGTAGTTTTAACATCTATTAAAATAATTTCGTTTGTCTCAGGTTTCCACGCTATCATATCAACCATGCCGGTGCTACCTGCATTTGGAAACACTTCATATCCTTGATCCCACAGCCAAGTGACTGCATAAAATTCAGCTAAGTCTCCTTGTCTACTAGGAGAATGTTTAGAAGAATTTACTCCAGTAATTTTCATATAGTCTAAAGTCTTATACATTCCATGTTGTTTATAATAATTATAGCAGGGATGACTAGGATTACCTAGTCGATACCTCCTACCATTAACATACTTACGAGATTTATTCTCATAAAATCTAGCATAAGGTACTATCATATAGTTTTCTCCTCTGTTGTTGGGCGATGTGTATAGAGTGGACATTTAGAACTTGTACATCTTTCTACCTGTTCACGCCAGCTTCCATTGCCTGGATCATAAATACATTCTTTACACATTTTATCTATAGCTTTAACTAATTTCTTTTCTAGTCTGCTTTTAGTATGTTTCATTTGTACCCTCTATTATTCTATTAAGGTAAGTTCGCCTGTCCAAGTACAAAGCTCATAAAGATCATAACTTTCTTTTTTCTCATCTTCTTTATAATGTACAGTTATGCAAAGCTTCTGATATTGAGGATAACCTTCTTCTAGCTTTGCAAGAACTTTACTCGCTTGTCTAATGCTTGTTGTTTTTATATGTTCCATAGGAATCCCCCAATCATATTCTTCAGCCCAAACTGTATATACTTTAGTGCGTTTCATTGGTAGCCCTTTCTTTATATTTTATATGTCGTATAACTCTTGAACCATTTCTTTTATCACCTTTATAAAAAATAAATCCTAACCTTTCTAACTCAATAGGTCTTGAAGATATAGTGCTATAACCCATATCAGGGTGTGCGGCCTTCATCTCTTTTACAGTAGCTCCTTTTTCTCCAGATTCTTCTACAAGATCAAGAACAAACGCTCTTGTTTTAGCTAGAGGAATAGAGTATGCGGCATCTCTACTTGTTTGTGGGTCATTTTTTCTGTGTAATTTATAAGGTTCTATGTTATCAAATAAATTTTGTTGTCTTGTATTAATGCGTTTCATACCAGTTATCTCCTATGTGATATTCACCATCTAAAGGACATTTCATATCAAATGAAAGCCCTGCGTTCTTTATAGCTAATATACCTAGTCTACCTACTTCTTTAGCATCTTTCTCAGTCACTTCTATTTGCCACTCATCATGTATGTTGGCTACAAAGTGAGCGTCAAGATTCTTTTCTAATATATATTCATTGAGAAGTTGTAATGCTTTCTTCATTACAATAGCTCCGGCCCCTTGGAGCAGAGCATTTAAAGCGGAGTGCGCGGATCTTATAAATATCTTTCTACCATCTAATCCTTTTATATGTCCTTTCTCGGCTGCTCTTGTAACTCTGTTCTTAAGATTTGCAAGTGATGGGAGATTAGCAAGGAAGCGTTGCTTAAGTTGTTGACCATCTCTTCTACCTCCGCCAACCACTGTTCCAAGTTTTGCATCTCCTGCTCCGTATATGAAGGCATAGATGAAAGTTTTAGCCTGAGTTCTAGATTTAAGTCCTGCAAGTTTTTGATTAGCGGTGTGTATGTCTCCGGTAAGAACTTCATTTGTAAACTCCTTATCATTCATGTAGTGGGCTAACATTCTTAGTTCTAAACTAGCAGCATCTATCCCCACTAGTTTAAATCCAGGTGGTACAATCCAACAGCTTCTGCAATCCTTCCCATAAGGTGAGGTAGAACTCGGAACTTGGGCTAGGTTAGGTTCTCTGTGTGTCATGCGTCCAGTGATAGTCCCGTTAGTATTAACAAAACCATGTACTCTATCTGAGTCATCTGCTTTTTCTAACCAAGATTTTATTTGTGCGATACGTTTCTGATACATTAAATAATTAGCAATCAATTGTGCTTGAGGTATATTTTTTATCCTTTTTAGTGTACCCTCATCCACTATTGGTTGACCAGTAGGTGTAAAGTTTTTAGGCTCCCACCCAAACCTTTGTAAGTATTCTCCTATTTGTTTTCTAGAACCTAAGTTAAATTCAGTACGCTTTATTCTTTTTATTTGATCTTGCTCATTCAAGGTATCATATTCTTCTGAATTTAATCTGTATCTTTTACCATCAGAATCAACAGCCATCTTGGATAATTTATTAGCCGCTGTTTTTATTGGATATAATATTAAAGTATTTTCTTCTGGTTTAAATTCCTTATGTACTTCTTTAACTGTGCTATTTAATTTATCTTGAAGTACGGCATTTAATAAAGTTGCGAATTTAACATCTAATAAGAAACCTTTCTTTCTTTGTTTATCAATTATACCACATATAGATTGTTCTAAATCAATACATTCCCTGGAAAACCCCGCCTTCTCCTTGCATAAAACATCATAAACTTTTTTATTAATAATAACATCTCTCTCACAATATACTACCATCTCTTTTGAGAAAGTATCGTACTCTTTAAAATCAATCTTAGGAAGTTTTACTCTGTATCCCCACGATTCTAAACCATGATTCCCTTCTCGTACCGGATTAAATAACCTGGATAAGACAAGTGTATCCACCAAAATTTTATTGGACAAATCAATGTTAAGTAGTTCTTTAATTACTGGTATATCAAACCCAATAATATTATGTCCAATTAATTTATCAGCTTTTTGTAATCGCTCAACTCCTTCAGTTAAAGTATCACCATAATATGAAGACACTTCTTCTGTAATAGCATCACATATACTTATACACCAAATCTTAGTAGCATTTAAATTATCTGTTTCAATATCAAAAACTAATGATGTCATAGTTCTTCTCCGTCATCTTCATTAGTAAAGTAGTCCTCATCTATTTCAGATAAACGACCAGTGTCTTGATCATATAATAAATGAGTAGCTAAACCAACATCTCCAGTATACCTGGATTTTAATACACGTAAGCGGGTAGTGTGAGATTCTTCAGTATCATCTGCTTGTTGGTTACGTTCAAGAGCTATAACACAATCAGACAACTGAGCAATACTATGAGAACCTCTTAGATGATTAAGACCTACAGTGATACCATTCTCATGGCCCCTGTTACCTTCTACTCTTCTTAGATGTGACACTAGTATCATACCTACATTTGTTTCTTCAACAAGAGAACGTAGCCTAGTCATAATACTATCAATAGTTCTTCTCTCATCTCCTTCTGTTGTGTTTGAAACCAACATATTTAAGTGATCTACTACGATCCATTTACATTCACATCCAATAATTAAATATCTTATCTTACTAAATATTTCATCAATATCAGTAGCACCAAAATGAGCATGTATCCATATTCTACCATCATTATAAATTTTACTATAAAGATCGTTCAAATATTTAAGACCTTCTTGGCTCTCCATATATCCTTCTCTAACATGATCCATATATATTTTATCATTTGCTTCAATTGACATTAAACAATCCATTGTTCTTAAATCTTGTTCCTCTAAAGAAACTATTCCTACATTATCTGATGTATTATTAATAAGCCAATACTCCAATTCTCTGGTAATACTAGACTTCCCTAGACCAGTTCCTCCAGTTAATGTAACTAGTTCTCCTCTCCTTAATCCATAAAGCTTTTTATTTAATCCCTTCCAAGGGTATGGAACTGATTGTTTCTTTTCTCTATTAAAATATTTTTCTCTTAAATCTCTAGCATTAACTACCCCACTAGGAGTATATGGTTTGGCATCCCACCAAGCACTGACATAAGTATGATTACTACCTTTGCGTAGCATATCATTGGCATCTTTAAAGTCTTCGGAGAGAGTTAAAATCTTAGCTTTACCTGGAGTTAATAACCTTGCTACTTTTAGTGCTGCTTCTTTGCC